GCCATTATTAATCACTCCAATTTTCTATATCATTCCAAAAACCACTGTCAACCCATAGGCCAGTAGTAAAGGCGCTAATAGCTGATCCAAAACGAGTAGCAATTAGCGTTAGTTCATCACAGCTACGAACATAGCTTTCTTGTGCTGTAAAGTTAGTAGATAAGCTTAATATGTCTTCTGTAGATAACACTGGGTATGTAAAGTGAACTGCTGGCATATACGCAGATAGGTAAGGAGCAGTTCTTCCACCAATATAAATAGTAGCCGCAGCATTAGAAGCAGTAGATAGTTGTTCGCTAGAAGCAATCTCACGTAAGAACTGAGTAGAGCTGCTAGCCCCACCACGTAAATACATACTTATCGACCCACTAATATTCCTACTAGTACTATATCCAGTTACTACATTATTTACTGATCCTAGACGATCGCGGTCCAAATAGCCAATACTATTTTTATAAGATAGGGAGAAGTCAGTAACTGGAAAAGCGTAAGTATTAGAATTATAATCTAATTGTATAGCACTTAGCCTATTTTTGAGATAAGGAGCTGTAGATACAACACCAGATACATTCATTCTATCATAAGGATGATAACTGTAAGCAGCAGTTAGTGTAGACGCATTAGAATTTGCATTAGCGCCGACTCCAGAGTTTAAAACCCCGCCAAACACGCTAATAGCATTATCTCTAACAACATCTAGTAGTTCAACAACGCTTGAGCCTTTACCACTCCACTCAACAGTTACGATCTCATTTATACCTGCACTTAGTGTAGCACTATCTACAATAGCGTTAGAAACACGATAGACAATGTTATCTAGTTTAAAGTATAATATACCTTCAGGACGTGCAACAGAGTTAGATCTAGAAGCATGGTTTCCAACCCCACTAACGCTAGGTGCGGTAGTAAGCTGTCCTTGACTACGCCAAACTGATTGTTCACTAGCTCCAGCTGGGGCTGTGTTAGATATTAGCGCTTGCCATAAAAACCAGTCTGAAGTAGGCTTAACATTTCCGCTTGCAGTACTATACTGAGATGTTCCACCTGGAACTGCATTTCGCTCAACTCCAGTGCAACGAAGATAAACTGTAAAGTTCCAATCTACTGGATTACGAGCAGTAGTAAAGGTAAGATTACTACGGTCTATATTATCGCCATGCTGGTTGTGGCTAATCTGTTGAGTAGCGCCTTCTGCACTCATTGCAAATCCAGAAAGTATATCTAGCTTCCAGGTATTAGAAGGAGTCATATCGCTAGGCAGCGCAGAAAGTAAGTCTACGCTACTATAAAATATCTCTGAATTGCGTTGAAGCTGAAGTTGTGTCACTTTATTCTAACAAATCTTTCATTAGTCTATCATAGTTATTAATCTGAACTGCTACTGCTGGGCCTTTAGCTTGAGGCTTTAGTGTAGCTTCTATATCTGCAAGGTGTTTCATCCAATCAAGAAGATCTTTCTTGGAGTATATGCCAGTCTCAACTGCTTCTTGAATTTTTTGATCAATTACAGCGTTTATCAATGCAATACGACGATTGCGGTTAAGATATCCTTGAGTAGCAAACACATTATCAATATACTGCTTTACTTCACGTTTTTCAATTACCGACGTAACACGGTCTGAGGGTATACCATACTCATCACTTATAACATCAATGCTTTTACCAGCTAGATAGTCATTAGCTATGCTTAGCAACACTGGATCTAGTGGAGGAGCTTCCAATGTACGGTTCAGTGCTTCCACAGTAGTCGTAGGTGAGATGATATTTATTTCTTTAGTCATTGTATTTCCATTAATAAATTTCACGCCACTGAATAGATGCGCCTACTGTAGTAGCGTCTGTACCAATATTCTTAGCGGCAACAATATATATTTCGCTATCACTAGCGTCATAGTTTTGAACTATAAAATTCTTTTTAGCTGTAGAAGCTGGGTTTGCAGGACTTGCACCGCTAGTAGCTTTGCTACCACTTGTACTAGCACTAACATAACCAGCATCAATAACCGACCCATCGCTATAAGCTGTAGCAGTTGCATTATACTGCACACCACTATTAGTATTTACATCTACCCAAGTATTACCAGTTAGTTGAGCACTGCTAGGAGCTTTGATAAGCTTATACTCAATTGTAGAACCTGTACTAACTAAACTTAGATTGTGAGCACGTACAATCATACGATTTGTGTATGTTTTAAATGTAGGAGCAAGTCTAATTGCAAGTACAGGCAGCGTAGCGCCTGCAGCGATGCTGCGGAGCGACGGACTGGTCTGAGCCCAGTCTTGGCCAGCTTCAACATATCCACCTTCAGAAATAACTGTAGAGCAGATTTGGTCCATATATGCGCCTGTGGTGGTTCCATAGTTAACCATTTCACAACGAACAGGAAGATTAGGAGTGCTCATGTACACTGTAGGCAGAACATCAGAATGATAAAACTCATGCGCGACAATAAAACGATCTTCATGTACGAATCCGCAACGTACGAGTCCAACTCCTAGCCACTGAAAGTCCATGAAAAATAGTTGTGTTTTGGTGATATCTAAATCCCAACCGCTCGGTCCAGTTCCATCACATTTGTCATGGTTCCAAGCACTCTGAACAATCTTTGTATCTGCAGGTGCTCCACTAACATAAGAACGAACGGTAAAACTCAATACTCCTGCGCCATCTTGTTCAAAAAATACGCCATTGTTATCGTCAAAGTAACCTGTGCGTTTGCGAACATTAGCGGTAGCGCCGTAAAAGTTAAAGGAGCTTAGAATCAACTGGCTCTTACCGGGCATATAGTGATGATAAAATTTACTTTGATGAACTACGCGGCTAGCGCTGTTCGAGGTGGTGCTAAGTCTAGCACAAGCTGCGTTAGGCTGATAAGCTACGCTCCCACCATTCACAGTATAGTCTAGAAAGTTATCATCAAGTCCGTAAATGTGCTTATAGTCGCCAAGAGTGTACGGATTTGAAATGCGCTGACGAGCAAAAGCGTCAAGGCTAACAGTAGGTGCGTTAAATAGATAACTCATATAATTCTCCAACCATCTCTGTATACTAATGATACGCTGCCGTTATCAATGCTTAGTGTAAAATATCCGCTATTGTCTACAGCTCCGGTTACAGTAATTGGATGGTTACTACAATTACCGCTTTCATCTTTTATCGTAATCAGTTGCCCGTTTGTTGCTGGAGTGTGTAATACGATGGCTACAGGACCAGCATAGTCAACTCCAATGTAACGATCTGTAGCATCGGTAGTCCCGCTACTGGAAGCAATCAGTCTAGTTGGCGTGTTATACAGCTCACTAAAGTTTGAATTGATCTTAATCATAGCGTCACGTAGCGTATCACCGCTGCCGTCGTTTGGGATGGTACCTACATTCACAATCTGCTGTGACATTAACTATATCCTTTATCCATTGTTACAAGAGTGCTATCACAAGTAAGAGCTATGCTGTCACAAGTGTACACTGCAAAACGCTCTACAGTGTATAGTATCTCAAGTGTTAAATCACAAATGCAATATGGTGTCATAGCACCTTCATCTGTACGTAGAGTTGTTACACGAGCTTCTTGAATTAGATCAGGATGAGCTCGTCTATAAGTCTGAATTGCCGTTTCAATGTTTCTTACAAGATCTTCAATGTACGATAGGTCTTCACTCCAGCCATATCCACGAACATCTAGCTGTAGAATAGCTAGCTTGGTTCCTGCTCCATCATGCTTACGACTTTCATTGCGAGGATGTACGTAAAAGCTTGGAAAAGTGTTGATCTCATGCAAAAAGCGTAGACCGCGATTACCAATCATGTCAGCACTAGCTGCAATATGGCTTATAAGAGTGCTGATAACGCTAGATCGTTTACTCATTTATCCAATCAACCTCACAAGCAACATCACACATACCATATGGCGATAGCAATCCTTCATCAGTTTCCACACTTAGTACACGAGCCTCATAAATCAACGGACTATCTAAACTCTGGATGATCTCTTCAATGCTTCTAGCGAGCGCTTCACTTGCGCCGATTGAATCTTCGTCAGTTAACGTATATCCACGAACAATAAAAGTGAAGCTATCAATCGTAACCCGATCTCCAATATTAGCACGCTCGACGCTGGGGCGCAACAGAGCGACAGCTGGGAAATCACTAATTTGATCTATGAACCCTGGACCGACTGTTGCTATGTTTGCGAGAGCGGTTTCTATGACTTCAATTCTTGAACTTAACATGACTAAGCTTAGCTAATTTATGCGATATTGTCCAAACTTTTTATTTTAGGGGTGCGATAGGGAGTGCGATAGCGTTGCGATTGCGTTTTTCTTATAAAAAAATTTTGAGAAAGCGTTGAAGGTGGGTTCGATAGCTAAGTCTGGTTGTTAGCAC